CCACAAGAATTAAGCACTATTGATACTTGGACACCAATTAACGCAATTGTTTTTACGACAACAAGTCTCCCTATTGTTGTTAATCAATTTAGCGCATCTTCTTCAATAGGCGAAAAACCACCGAGCGGAAGTACGAGTAATGAATTTGCATTTATTATTACAGATATTCAAAGTAATGACCAAGGTTTTAGACCCAATGTTTTATATACTCCAACGGCAGAATTCCGCCGTATAGATTTAACAGGTAACCAACCTATTAGAAATATTGATATTTCTATTTTCTGGCGCTCAACAACAGGCGCTCTCATTCCAATGGTTTTAGCAAGTGGCGCTCAAGCATCAATTAAATTATTATTTGAGAAAAAAGATAAAACAAACCAAAAAGAAGCAAATGCGTCAGCCTTAGCAACTTCTATTAGAGATATTGTTTAAAGCGCTCAAAGAGGAGCGCATCTTCTAATTAAAGGTTGAAAATAATTAATAAAAATTTTATAATAAATAATATTATTATACTATAATATATAATATGGATTTAGGGCATTTAAATGTTAGAGGATTAAAAGCCATTTCAAAGCATTTTAAATTAGAAGGCTATAATTCTATGAAGAGGGCTGAGCTATTAGAATTAATAAATAAACATTTAGAAAAAAATAAAGAGCAACCAAAAAATGCAATAAATCAATTTTTAAACATTTAAAAAAATTTTATAATAAATAATAATATTATTATATACTATAAAAATGGATTTTGGACATTTAAATGTTGATGAGTTAAAAGTTGTTGCAAAATATTATAAATTAGAAGGCTATAAAAATATGAGACGACACGAATTAGTTTCAATGTTATTAAGTCATTTAAATAAATCCGCTAATTATAAAATTCCTCATTTAAATGTAACAAGGGATTTAAGCGCTAATTTTATATTAAATTATGAGGATTTAGAGGATTTAGAATGTTTAGAATTTTCTAATAATAATATTTATAATGTTAATATATAAAAAAATGTCCTCAACTGATTTTGCAACAATTTTGGTGAAAGAGCAAACTATCGCTGGAATTACTGATAAACTTACTTATGCGGTGAAAAGTGGTGCTTCATCAAAAACATATCAACCCTTTCCATCCGTTTCTAATTCGTCTTCTACATTAACTTTTAACGTAACAGTACCAAGTGAAAACGTTATTGTTGATAGAGAAGTATTTATTAGGACAAAAATTTATTTCACAGTTACAGAGACGGACATTGCGGCTACTGCTTTTGCGGGTGGTTACGGAAGCGATTATGCTCTTCAAGCATTTCCGCTCAATCATTTATTTACCACGGCTAGCGCTACCATAAATAATAGCAATGTAAGCTCAAATATTCAAGATATTTTACCTCAAATTTTACAAATGATGTCACAAGAAGAATTATCGTCTTATGATGGAATGACCCCCAATTTAGTTGATTTTAATTGTGCTAAATATAGTGAAGCATTAGGCTCCGTTAATGATGTTATTTCTACAACCGCTAAAACTGGTTATGATAAGCGTTATACTCCTCGTGGCTCATTTACTTGCAAAATTGTTTCAAAATCAAGAAAATTAGCAAACGGCGATATTGTTAATAACACATTAGTAAGCACAGCCGACACTAATATTTTCAAAATTGCTTATGAAGTTGAAGTTACTGAGCCTATTATTGGTCTATCTCCATTCATTTATGGTCACCCATTATATTCTAATCAAGGACTTGTTGGAATTTCCGCAATGAATTTTGTATTTAATTTAGATGCGACTGCTAAACGCTTTTTATCGTGTGGTGTGGCTTCCACAAAAGTTACTAAAATTGAGCTAGGCCGTAATGTTGAAGGTACTGCCCCAGATGTGGCCAATACGCCTCTACCTTTTGCTGATGCCGAATTACTTGTTTGTTTTCTTTCAAGCCAGCCCCGTGATATGATTAAGAGCCGCAACATTTGCAACTACACTGATATTCCGCGCTTCATAACTACTCCAAACGTGGCGGTTGCTTCTGGTGGTGCTACAAAAGATTTAAACACTAATAATATTCAATTAAATCAACTTCCAGATTTATTCGTCATTCAAGTACGTCTTCCAATGGCCGATATGACTATTCGCGATGCTGAATATGGTTGTGCTATTACTGGAATTAGTGTTAATTTAAATAATAGTTCCGGCCTCTTATCGTCTATGAATGCTCAACAGCTCTGGGCGCTATCTGTTAAAAATGGCTCAAAACAAACTTGGGGTCAATTTAGCGGACGGACAAATGTTTTTACAACTCGCACTTCTTCTAATGCTGGAATTGGTGTTCAACCTTCAACAGGGGCGCTCTTGGTTCTTTCGCCTTGCGATTTGAGTTTGCCAGATTACTTAGCACCTGGCTGCATTGGGTCGTATAACGCCCAATTCAAAATAACCGTTGCTCAATATACTGGTGCGGCTATTACGCCCGAAATTGTTGTAATGTGTGTTAATAGCGGAATTTTTGCAACTACGGCTGGCTCATCTCAAATTTTTACTGGCATATTAACTAAGAGTATGGTTGAAGAAAGTAAGGCAATGTCCTCTGTTAATCCGGTGATGTCTGTTGAATATAACCGAGTTTTAGGCGGAGGCGTACACGGCGATATGGCCGCTTGCTCTTGCAAAGAAATGCCCGCCGTTAAAGAAGCAATGAAGCAAAAAGTTAAAATGGCTCAAATGTACGGCTCTGGCCCCAAAGGTGGCGCTTATACCGAAGTTGATAAATTTAGCGGAATGATGCGTTAATCTAATTAATTATTATATTATTTAACATTATTAGAAGTTAAAGAAAAAAAGACTATTAGTATATAAAAAATAATGCCTCCAAACTACGAGAATTCTAAAATATACCGAATATTTAGTCCTTCATTAAATCTATGTTATTATGGTTCAACAACTAAAACTCTTGAAGAAAGATTAGCAAAACATATTATAGACTATTATTGTTATAATAAAAATAATGAAAAGTACTCTTATTATAGCTCATTTAAGGTTTTAGAATGTGGTGACTATAAAATAGAATTAGTTGAAGCTATTAAATGCAATAATAAACGAGAATTAGAGCGGATTGAAGGAAGATACCAAAAAGAAAACGATTGCGTTAATATTCTTATTTCTGGAAGGACTAGAGCTGAATATCGTAACGATAATAGAGCTATTATTAGAGAAAAGAATAAAGAATATAAGCAGTTAAATAAAGATAGAATTAAAGTGCAAAATAAATTATATAATCAATCTCATAAAGAGCAAATATATGAAAGAAAAAAAGCATATTATAATGCTAATAGGGATTATATTAATGAAAAGCGAAGAGAATTATATAAATTAAAACAAAACAAGGCGGAAGAAGTTAAATGATAATTACTAGAATATATTATTTTAAGAAGTTAAATAATATATTCTATGTTATATTGTGGATTAAATCAATAATCTAAACAATAATAATATAGAATAATATAAATTATTATAAAAATAATCTAAATATGATTAAAAATAATCTAAAAACAATATAAAAAATAATAATTTATAAATTATTAATGAATTTAATATAAATTTAATCTATTTTCTATATAATCTAATAATAATCTAAAATATAATAATCTTATTTATTAAATAAATAATCTAATTTAATAAATAAATAATATAAATGTATTTATTTATTAACTACTTCCGCTCTATAATTTAAACATCTGTTTAAAATTGTTTATATTCATTTCTAAATCTGGATAAACACCCCATAAAATATGCAATGAAAGGCTACCAGCCGTTAATGGGTCATTAAAATCTTCTGTCCCTAATGCTGTGTGTCTTGCTATATAATTTTCTCTTTTTATAGGGTCTTTATGGTCTAAATAAGTACTGCTTTTTTTACTACCAAAATTAACTCTTTTTATTTTGTTATTTCCTAAATCAAATAAAGCAACATATTTCTTATTTTTTGTATTGCTAGGATATATACCAATTAAACTAATCATTATTTATATATATATTATATTATTTTCTTTTATTATTTAAATTGTCATAATAAAATGGCTCAAATCCGTGTGGGTCATTTAATTTGTCCTCTTTCCATTTAATAAGTTCTTTTCGTAATTCCTAGTCTTGTTGCTCTTGTCTTGTCTGTTTTTTTTGCACTAATATTTCTTGTTTATGTTCTTCATAATATTTTGTATTATAATCCTTAATATATGTTTTTCTGTCTTTTTTTTCTTTCTTTGGTTTAATTACTTCCATATATATATAATAGTATAATAAAATATATTTAATTAATAAACATACAAACTACCATATCTGGACTTATTTGCATTTTGTCGCAATTTGCTAATATGTACTTTGTGAAGTCTGTTAAATCCATTCCTGTCTTTTGAGCTGTTAATATTCTAATTATGCACCAACGGCCACACGTCGCTATTTCTGGATTTTTATTTTGAAAAGGTATATTATTTATTACATATTTTTTTTTTGATTTTCTTATTAAACGTGTAACAAAGTCTTCTTTTTGTCCTAGTATTTTATTCATCATTTTATTTAAACTATTTTTTTGTATATCTGCATTAACTCCGTAAGAATTAAAGTATTCTAATGTATTATTATATTTCAATAACAAAACCCAATGTCCTCTATTGTGTTTTGTTTCAATAAGAATTATTTTATAATCAAATGCA